CCGTAAGGTGGCATGGCGCCGACAGCCGAGCCTACATGTAATCAATGAGAAAAAAAGAGATGCAGTAAACGCAATTCCAAGTATAATTAAATAATATAGTACCATGAATATAAACAAAGTGGCTTTAGAATTGACTGCAAGGCAAATAAGCAGAAGAAATCATAATGTCTCCAGTATAAACAAAGATTTAGAAGATTATTTTACAACTTTACAAAAAGAAGGTTGGGAGGAAAAAGATGCTATTCTAGTAATAAAAGGTGCTTTTGATGATATATCAAACACTTTAGGTAAGTCTCTAAAAATGAGCAGTATAGATTTACAATTTATAGAAAGATGGATAATCGAAAAGAGTAAACTAATAAACACTGATGATAGAAATATTGTTAACTCCGGTATGATAATAGGAGAAAACAAAGGCAATGCAGTACAAAAAAATTATGGAGTAATGAATTATATACATGGAAATAATTACGGTGTACAAAGTGGGTCACAAAATATTCAGAGAAAAATGGTTAATATCAACTCCAATATAAATTTTGGTTCTATTGGCGGGAACAACAAGTCTACATACAACAATGTAGGAAATACAATCTCTATTACCCTATCCGATCCCAATATTCAAAGAATCTCAATAAAACCTACCGGAGAGATTGAAATGCAAAAACATCATTTAAACGATCAACCAGCTACTCCAATTAATAATAGTATTTTTCCTGAAGAATTAAATACCCAACAGGCAAAGGAATATTTTTCTAAAGCAATAGAAGCGGGATTTATGAATGACTGTTTCCAATGGGTTAAGGGAACAACTAAATATCAAATTGCTTTATTTGCTGAAATATGCAGTGAGAAATTAAATATTAAACATAAATGGAAACCCTTTGAAACACTCTGGAATGTAACACACCTAGCACAAACAAGGCGAGAAAGTAAAGAGCGGTTTGGAAGAGTAGACAGAGAAAAAGAAATCACAAAAATATTTGAGTAACCTGATAATCAACCACTAACATCACTATAGTGTATATTATAACACACTATAACGAACCCTATATAGGCACTATAATAGGCACTATATAGGGCTTTTTTATTTCCTATCCTTCTGATATTTGCAATGTAATTACAAAGCATCCGGGCAAAGTACACGCCCAATAATGTTTAACTTTATAATTATTGTAGTATGTCAGAAGAATTAAAACAACAGTTGGATAGAATAGAGCGATACAGCCTATTAGCTGCTAAAAATGTGCTTTGCTTTGATGATGTTGTACTCCTTACAGGGTTAAGTAGGAGCCATCTTTATAAATTAACATGTTATCATCAAATTCCACACTATAAGCCAAAAGGGAAACAGGTTTATTTTGATAGGAAAGAGTTAGAGGACTGGATGAGACAAAACAAAATATCAACTAACCAAGAGCTAGAACAAAAAGCTGTTGATTATATTGTTTCTAAACGTAGATAAGAAAGGGGTTGGCTATGAAAGAAAAGAAAAAGGCAGCCTCCACGACCGCCAATCTCCTCAACAACAGGAGCAAAGATAACAAATCATCTCGAATCAAACAACAGATTCGCAAACTATTCTTAGATGGTGGCAAGTACACTAGTAAAGATTTAAACACCTTTACTGGCGGAAATGATAGCCGGAAAGTCATATCCGACCTTAGAAAAGAAGGTTGGGACATTAAAGACGTTCGTCTGGACGATAGAAGAAAACTATACTGGTTAGAGCCGGACAAACGGCAAATGTCTATTGACTGGGAAGGAGGTATCAATGAGTAGAAAATCATTTGTACTTTATACAGAATGGGAAGATGCGTTCGACGGACAGCCCAACGACATTGCGGGCGAACTCATCAAAGCAATATTCGACTATGTTAGAACAGAAGAAATGCCGCAAACAGACAATACTGTAGTCAATGCAATGTTCTCCATCTTTAAACCGGCTATTGACCGTAATATAGGCAAATATGATGCTGCTATCAAACAACGGAAAGAAGCCGCTCTCAAAAGTGCAGAAAGCAGAAAACATCAAGCGAACGACCGTAAACGAACGTCAACGACCGTATGCGACCGTAAACGAACGTCAACTGTAAGTGTAAGTGATAGTGTAAGTGTTAGTGATACTCTCTCTCTTAATGGAGAGAGTGTGAGAGAGGGAGCGAATAAAGTTCTCGACCTTCAATCAATCAAAGAGCAACTACTATCTGACGAAATATGGAAAGAATCTGTTTGTATACAGTCTACTTTAGGCGTGTCTTTTATTTCTATGCTTCCCGACCAGTTAGATAAGTTCATAGCTTATATCGTTTCAATCGGAGAAGAACGAAGTATATCGAACATATCAGACGCAAAGAGAAGGTTTACTTATTGGTGGCAAAATCACGGAAGAAAGGAGGTACAGGATGAAAACAAACAAGTCTACATTATCCCAAGTTAAAGGAATGCCGAACGCACCAGAAGCGGAACAAGCCGTTAACGGTTCTCTCCTTAGCTTTGGAGGCGATAAAGTATTTGATGCTATATCTTCCGATCTAAGTACAGACATGTTTTTTGATATCCGGAATGCAATATTGTATGAAGCTATACGGTCTCTTTATGCAAGCAATAAACCATGTGATATAGTGTCAGTAACGAATGAGATACGTTCGATGGGAAAGATAGAAGAAGTTCCGCCCCACTTCATCGCTGAAACTTTGAATCACGGCTACGACTCATTCCATGCTGTAGAACATGCTCTCATGATTAAACAGAAATATCTACAACGGAAAGCTATTGAATTATCCCATATACTCCAACAACAAGCCTATGATGATACGGAAGATATCGGAGACGTCCTTTTCAATGCGGGAAAAGCACTGGAACAGATGCAACAGAATTTGATTGGGAAAAGTGAAGCCCAATCATTCAAAGACATTGCACAATCCGCATTAAAAAACATAGATCGGAAAATGGGACTGTATAGCAGCGGGCAGCAAACAGGAATAACAACCGGGTTACAGGACCTTGACGATATGACTTCCGGTTTGCATGGTGGCGAATTGATTGTATTGTCAGCACGTCCGGCCATGGGGAAAACTGCCGTATCTTTACATTTTGGAAAGTCGGCAGCTAAGCAAGGCATTCCGGTAGTCATTTTCTCTTTAGAAATGGATTCTATAAGCCTGTATGAGCGTTTCATAGCTTCGGAATCCAATGTACACCCTAGCAAATTAAGGTCCGGCAATATAAGCCAAGATGAGCTACAGCAAATAGATAAGGCAGTAGGGGGGACTTTACACACTTTACCGATAACAATAAACGATAATGCGGCTATAAGTATGAGTTATATCCGGGCAATGTGTCGCATGTTCCACCGGCAAAATAAATGCGGGATGGTGATAATTGATTATCTCCAGCTGATAACCGAAAGTTCGAATGGAACTAGAAACAGAGAGCAGGAAATAGCCCGAATGTCCCGGGAGGCAAAGATTATCGCTAAAGAATTGAATGTACCTGTTATCCTTCTGTCTCAACTCAACCGGGAAGTAGACAAGAGACCAGACAAGAAACCGATTCTTGCCGATCTTCGGGAATCAGGAGCCATTGAGCAAGATGCAGACATAGTGATTTTTGTTCATCGTCCGGAATATTACGGGATTAGTATCAATGATTCATCCGGACGTGAGATTCACAACTATGGTGAATTGATTATAGCCAAACATCGAAACGGTTCTGTCGGAACTGTCAAATTCAAGCATAACGGTTCCCTAACTAAGATATTTGACTACGATACGAAAGGTTATACGGAAAACAATCCCTTCTAGCTATGGAAATAGAAATAATCTACGGGCAAGTGATAGCGAAAGCAAATAACTATCAAGCCGTACCGGGCAAAGACGGCCAGAAACGGATTATCAAAAACGACCGGATCAGGGAGTATGAGAAATCTTTCTGCCTACAATGCAAGAAGTATCGAGGAAAGCGCATTTCCGGTCGTTTCAAGCTATTTATTCGTGTATGGCATGGAAATATTCGCTTCGATCTGGATAATGCCTTAAAAACGATCCTTGATTGCTTGCAAATGGTGGAAGCTATTACAAACGACAGCCTTTGTTTTGAGATTCATGCGGAGAAACGGATAGACCGACGGAATCCGAGAGTAGAGTTTGGTATGGAAGAGATAAACGAGCAAAAGAATATATTCAGCCAAAATAAAGCGATTTAAGCCATTTTCTTTTGCGGGATGATAAGATGTTCATCTTTGCGGAGAAAGTCGAAAATATTACAAACGTGAAAAGAATATGAAAGGATTAGAGATGGTGAAGCCTTCATCATTGAAGGCAGAGTTTAAAAAGTTCGGTGATTCTTTCGAATTAGTATTCAAAAACAGAAAAAACCGAATGTACTGTTATCGAAGAACCACACCGGAGGGAATAGTATATTTTGAAGTATTCCGATCCAATTTTGGGAAGACAAAAAGCGGGTACTCCTATGAATATTATCCCAGAGATTCACAGTTTGGCGTATCTGCATGGTGTATCAGAAACGGCAAAGGAGCAATGAAGAAAGTGTTTAAGTACATGAAAAGGACATTTTCTAATTAAATAAATTACTAACAATCAAAATTTTAAAGTCATGAAACAAGAAACATTTTTCGGAGTAAGAAAAGATAGCGAAAAACATCTTTATGTGAGAAGAGGTGACAACAACGAAGTCCTTATCACTAAAACAGTAAATGGGGAATCCATAACGGAAGAGAATACCGTACACCTAAATGCGGAAGAAGCCCGTAAACTAGGGATTCAGTTGCTAAAATTAGGTAGTGAAGAACTGCCAAAATCTGGAATAGACCTTAAAGCGGAATCTTTCGTGGACAAGATTACGGTATACAGAGGAATAAACCCGGACGAAACACCGGCCAATCTCGCAGTTATCACCATTGATGAAAGTGATGAAGCCAGACAAGTAAGGGAAGATAGCGGAGAGGAGCCCGGCTTTTCCATTGAAGGGGAAGAACTGGAAAAACTCATTTCCGCACTGGCAAAGATTGTATAACCGATACCGGGTAGGTCTGCTTCGGATGGTCTACCCGGTATAAATAAAAAATATGCTATGACAAGAGACGAATTATATATCAATAACACAAAAGCCGATCTTAACAAGACGGATATAACTTTGAGCTATAAGAGTAACCTGCTAACCGATATTAGTAAAATTATAAGTAATAGGAGTTATACGATCAGGTTGCCTAAAACGGCAAAGAATCTGGCTTTGATTGAGTGCGCACATCTTCCCAGTTCAACAAGCCGCTATCCGTACCTAAAGCATAAAGGAACATTATTGCGAAATGGTATTGAGATGATTAAAAATGCCAATGTAGTACTACTAGAGACCAGCGAAACAATAGAGATTGCTCTTACATGGGGAAACGTCACAAACTTTGCTGGCGTGGTAAACGATGGCAAGAAGCTAACGGATATTACGCACGGGACAGTGGAAGGCGTGGATTGGGTAGTATGGAGTAATAAGGGAAGCAATTCAGCACAATTTCCACTTATTGACTATGGGTTTAACTCCGATGATCCGAACGTGTGGTATCATCCGGTAGTTACTGTGAAATGGATTTTAGACAAGATTCAGGAGCAAAGCGGAGTGACATTTAATTTCCCTGCTGACAAGCTTACTGTCATAAATAAAATGATTATTCCTCTTTTGACAAGGAATGATTCACAAGAGATATATGATGCCTACCCAATGACTTTAAGAGTAACAGGGTATGATTCATCAATAATCAAATTTGAAGCTGTAGGAGATAGTACTCAACAGTATGTTAGCACTAACGGGAGCCGGGATATTTACCCGAAATTTGATTCAACATTGAAACTGAAAGGTACAATAGAAGTTTCATACACTTATTCACAGGGAATTGATTATTTAAATACGCCTTTTCAAATTACAGTTTATAGCACACCGACCAAACAGGAGGAAATAATAAACATATATAAACCGGCTGCATATATAGAACCACCATATATTCGGCTAGTTTATAGCTTTGATACTTCTGCTACAGTTTATAAAGATGGATATTTTATAATATCAAGTGGAAACGGAAAACAACCGATAAATAGTGTATCAGGGAGTTTATCAGTAACTATAACGGAACGGGAAGAAGATGTTGTATTAGGTGAGAAATTCCCCTTAGTTCCCAATCTTCCGGACATCAAGCAAATAGACTTCATTAAAGCCGTTGCCTCAATGGTCGGTCTGTTTGCTTTACCGGATGGCGAAAACGGGATCAAGTTTATTCCCTTCGATAATCTGTCTGCAAACAAATCTAAAGCTGTAGACTGGACGAATCGTGTGATAATGGCTTATAATAGCGTAACGCCAAGAAACTTACAGTACACCCTTGATAACATTGCTCAAAACAACTGGTTCCGGTATAAAGAAGATGATAATGTCATGGGAAACTATGACGGAAATATCCAGGTTGATGATGCCACGATTGAGTACGAACGTGATGCCATCACTTTGCCTTTCTCCGCCTGCAGTACAAAAGGAGGCGTTGCTTATATTCCTCTTTATTCTTATAACGAGGAAGGAGAGTTGGAGTATAACAAAACAAATCCCCGGATATTATTGCTTGATGGCACGAAGGGAATATTCGAGGGGCTAGAATGGACTACCTTAATTGCAAATAACTATCAGACGTACAAAGGACTAATCAATAATGCAAAGGTAGTGACCGAGTATATCCGTCTTAACAGTATCGAGTTACGGGACTTAGAGATAGATATACCGGTTTATTTGGCTCAATATGGTTGTTATCTGGCTATCATAGAGATAACGACCAAAGAGAACGATATATGCGAGTGTAAACTTTTAAAATTGTAATGTCATGGAAGAAAATGTAGAAGAAAAGATTCGGAGTATTACCGAACAGGCCAATCAAACTAGAAAAATGCTTTTAGAAGAATATTTGGGACATTCCATTTCTATGGAAGAGGCTATAAATATGGAAATACCGGACGAAGCTCTGGATCATCTGGGAGATTTGTAATTTAATGATTTAATATAAAATGATTATGACAGAAAAAGATTTATTAAACAACAGAGAAGCCATGAAATTAGCTTTGGCTTTTGATAAGATGGCTAAAGAGTATAAAACTACTATTCAGAAAGTAGTAGCAGAAGGCAAACGAGTTACAGAATTAATCCAAAACAACCGGATGGAGGCTGTATCAACATTATCAATGATCGAGAATTTGATAAATGAACATGA